AGTAACTATGTGGTTTTCAACCACTTTCACGGCATAGTCGTGAATAATTCAGGTTAAATTCTCTTCTTATAATCTCTGCTAATTATTTTTTACTTATATCAAATTGGCTTACAATCTGTAAGCCAATTTATTCAGAAAGCTCACTCTCTATTTCTTCGACTGTCGGTAGACTACTTTTAAATTCTTCACGAAGTACCTTGGTCAATTCATATTCCGCAATCCCGATTGGCTGTGAAATATCATCAAGCGCATACTCAGCAACGACGTCGTCTTTATCCTTACATATAAGAATACCTATTGTTGGATTATCCTGTTCTGTTTTTATCTGCTTATTGACAGCAGTGACATAGAAATTCAATTTACCTGCAAATTCTGGCTTAAATTTTTCCGTTTTTAGTTCCACGACAACATAGCAATGAAGGCGGACATGATAAAAAAGCAAATCTGCTTGTGTCAAGTAAGGAATAAAAAAATTTCTACTGTATTTTAAGAAAAAATTTTCAAATCCCCATCCTCGGATATTACAATGATTACACAATGCGGATTGTATTCCAAATATCGAACGGCTGAATTATGTCTAGCTCCATTAGAAATATTTTCCTTGCATTCCTTAGTCTGTATCCCATCTAGTATCACGCCAATCGAATAACAAACCCCCTGTGCATCAAATAAAATTGCCCCATCTATCGATGTTATATGCTTAACAATATCAGGAGTCAGAGCCATTGGCTCAATCTTAAAAGACGAATGTTGAAGCCTTTCAGCTTCTGCCTCTGCATTTTCAGCAAAAATAATCATAGCCCCGTGTTCCGAATTATTTATTACACATTGTACAATATTCCAGATTACATCTATGTCACAATGCTTTAGCGCAGACTGAATCAATCCTATAAAATCGTTTTTATCAATTTTTTGGTATTCATACATGTATTTATTTCTCTGATTATGGATTAGATATCTTTTTTCACTATCTCCAAAAATCAAAAAAGCTGTCCACTCTATCGGACCATCTATTTCAAAAAGAACTGAACTACCTTTGGATATTTTATGTATCCTTTCCTTCACTATAAATCCAATAACTTCATTTCCTTCAACAACCATAATTAAATCTTGGCGAGTTATCTCTAAAAGTTTTCTCACCTTTTTTAATTCCCCAAAACTGAAAGAATCTATATGTATATTTAAATACTGATAATCTACCAAATAATCAATACATATAAGTATTCTTCCTTTTGCTACTGATGTTTCATATTTTAATAAGGATATATCATTAATTAGAAATAGTAAGTTGTTAGGGAAAAAGTATTGGATCTTTTCACTTCCGTATAAAGAATTTTCTATCATCTTGTAACCTAATAACAATGATATATCGCCCATAAAATCATTTCCAGCTTTCTGTATCATATGGGAATAAGAAAAATAAGGTGAATCCTCAGTTTTGTAATCTATATATCCATTTTCAAATGCTATGATAAACTGATTTAAGACTGCCTCTAAAAATGAATTATTACTCAATTCCAAACACGAAGCACATTCGATATTGGTATACTTCTCATATACGGATGCATCAAATCTTAAATAAAGTTTTATATTTTCACATATATCTTTAAACCGAACATCCTTCGATGCTAACATCACTTTTCTACTATCAATCCCAGATAAAATATTCAACCGATTTTCTTGTGTAATAGTTTGATCATTACATGCCACATATGGTGTCCCTATCCTTCCAAGCCGTAAAAACACTTCTATCTTAGCATCGCAATTAATCAAATCCAACACTGTTGACAATTCGCCATCAACGTATTCGCATAATAAATCCAAATCGGTTTCATAAAAATCTGTCATATCTATATTGTTACACATTATAAAACCCTCCCCCTAAAATAATTTTGATATATTTTGAGCCACAGACACAACCTGCCCATGGCTCAATTTTACCACTACTTTCCCAAAATTGGAACTATCTTTCAGGCAGAAACCTCACCCTCAAACGGATTCCTCACCTTCCACACAATCTCCATAGCATCCTCCCCATAGACCACCACCTTCTCAATCAGCATCTTCAACCTCTCCCTATCAAAAACCTCCAGTACAGAAAGTCCAGCCAGTTCCTCGTCTGCCACTTCCTCTGAACCGGCAGCCTCCCTCATACATTCAAGCTCCGCCTGCGCTTCACGCCTGCTCCGCTCTAGCTCTTCCATCCGCACCCTGCCCGTCTCAATCCGCTCCACATAATCCTCCCTGCTGATTTCCCCGGCCTTATACCGCTCATACAGCCGCATCTTCCTTCCCTTCCACTGTGTCAACTCCTTCACACTCTCCGCAACCGTCTTTTCAAGAACTGCCACCCTGCCGTCCTTTTGAGCCGTCCTGCTGATATCCCGCTCTGCCGCCAGCACATCCGCCATCTTCCTCACCTGGCAAAGCACTGCTCCCTCCAGTTCGTTCTTCCTGACAGTCACTTTCTGGCAGTCATTCTCCCGCTCCTGCGTCCGGCCTCCGCAGAAATACCTGCCGTTAGCCCTGCTCCTAAGCTGCAGTGCCTTCCCGCAATGCCCGCAGAAAAAAATACTTTCCCTCTTCTTCATTTCTTTTCTGGCTTTATCCGCAGTCCCTACTCCCTCATTAGCCTTCTCAAAAACACTCCGGGAAACCAGTGCCTCATGATGTCCCTCCACCACGATCCACTTCTCCCTTGGCTGCCTCACCACCTTCTTATCCGTATCCATACCGCACTTCGCCCGGTTCCAGATTAACTTCCCCAGATACACCTCATCCGTAATAATATCCCTTACCGAAGAAGCACACCACCTCTTCACCTTTACATGAGGCTGCCTGTCTCCATAAGTATCTCCTGCCATCTTGTGATAAACAACCCTTGACGGTATCCCCTCTTCATTCAGCCTTCTGGCAATCTCCGCATAACCGGTTCCGTCCGCCGCCATCCCAAAAATCCTCCGCACAACCCACGCCGCATCTTCATCAACCAAAAGCCTGTGCTTATCCTCTGGGTTCTTCCGATACCCATAAGGGGCAAACTGCCCAACAAACTCCCCGTTCCTCACCCTCGTATCCCTGGCAGACCGCACCTTCTTAGACAAATCCGCGCTGTACATCCCATAGACCAGATTCTTCAACGCAACACTCATCCCGCCCGTCGCTCCGAACTTATCCTCACTGTCGTAACCGTCATTCACCGACACAAACCGAACCTGCAGGATCGGAAAGATATATTCCAGGAACCTCCCCACTTCCAGATAATCCCTCCCGAACCGTGAAAAGTCCTTCACAACGATCATATCAACCTTCCCGTCCTTCGCCGCCTCAATCAGCGCCTGCACCCCCGGCCTGCGGAAGTCAACGCCGGAATACCCGTCATCACAATACTCCGTGATAACATATTCCTCCCCCTGCAGCAGTTCCTCTATATGCCTTTTCAGCAACACCCTCTGCGCCGAAATACTGTTGCTCTCTTCCATTTCACCCTTACCGCTGTCCTCATTGGAAAGCCGAAGATACATAGCGACTATCCTCTTCTTCATCATACCGCCTCTCTCTCTGCCCTGATTCTCAACAAATCTTCCAGCACATCATCATATTTCAGATACACTTCAACATCCCCTCCCTCATGCACCGCAACCTTATCCACAAACGCCTCAACCATTTCCCTCGTCAGACTCTGCATATCCAGACATCCCTCAACGACAGCCTTCCAGTTTCTGTCTACACAATATCTGCTGGAATACTCCGCCCGTGCCTTTTGGACTTCCCCAAGCCTTGCCGTCAATGCCCTGATCTTTTCGGCATATTGCCCGCTGATCTGCGCATACTGTTCCTCATCAATCAGTCCATCTCTATAATCCTCAAAAATACCGGCTTTCACTTCCGTCTCCCTCTGCAGCTCCTTCCTTATCCGTTCAGCTTCCTTCCCATAAAAATCATACTTCCTCAAATTCCTGTCATCCGCATTCATCCGCCTCACAGTTTCCTCCGCCTCAATACAGAGCCTCATATGGGCAGCAACCGTTCCAAAAACAGCCTGGTTGACATCTTCCAACGAAACCTTATGGTTCGTACAGCTCCCATGAGTAGATTGAAGATACGTCTTGCATCGGTAAAACTTCTTGTCATGCCTTGCTCCCTCTGTACGGAACCCCATTACCTTTCCACAGTCCGCACAGACAATCTTCTTCCCCAGAAGATTAAAACGGGCATGGTCATAACCGTTCTCCCCATGGGTAGAATGGAACCTTTCCGCATTGCCCGCCAGCAGTTTCTGAACTTTCTCATAGTCCTCCCTACCCACCAGTGCTTCATGCGTCCCTTCCACAACAATCCACTCTTCCTCCGGTATTTTCACCTGCTTCCCAGCCACCCTCTTATACCTGTTATGGACGCTGGCTCCCACATAAGCATAATTCGTCAATATGGTTCTCACCGTCACATAATTCCATTCCGTATTAAACCCCTCTGGAACCTCATGCCCGAACCGCAACATCTTATAAGCCTTCGGATTCATCTCTTTTCGGGAAACCCGCCTTGCAATCTCCTTCAACGAACACCCCTCCAGGAACAGCCGGAAAATCTCCTGCACCGTCCCCTTCACCCGCTCGTCCGGGTAAAGCCGCCGTTCCACATTCACATACCCATACGGGACCGCCCCCGATGAATACTCCCCGTTCCGCCAGTACGCCCTGTGTGCCGTCCTCATCTTCCTGGACAAATCCTTCACATACAGCTCATTCACCATATTTTTCAGCGGCATCATCAGCTCCCCGCCCGGCTTCTCCGAATCATACCCGTCCGTCACCGCAATAAACCTCACGCCGAAAAACGGAAACACCCGCTCAATATAATTCCCCGTCTCCACATAATCCCGTCCCAGCCTGGACAGGTCCTTCACAACAATACAGTCAATCACCCCGTCCCTCATATCCCGCACCATCGCCTCAAACCCCGGACGCTCAAAATTCGTACCCGTGCAGGAGATATCCGCATACTCCTTCCCTATGACCATATCCTCCCGCTCCGCCACGAACTTCCGCAGAAGCTCCATCTGCGTCTCCACCGTCGCCCGCTCCCGGTTTTCCTCCGTCTCCTCCGAAAGCCTGGCATACAGCCCCGCCCTATAACAGACCGCCTTCACCGGAACCGGAACCTGCGCCCCGGAACCACTCGGCAGGTCATTCACATTCACAAAATCCACCTTCTTAGACTTCCTCGCCATATTACACCGCCTCCTTCCACTCAAACCGAATCCGGCCCCGGCTGTCACAGACCGCCTCACAGCCCGCATGTTTCAGCCCCTCCAGGACCTCCCTGTAACAGTCCCCGAAACTGAAAACCACCTCGACCGTCTCCCGGTCCACGACCTTCACCCGCTCAATCAGCTCCACCGCCACATTCCTTGTCAGCCGGTCAATATTCTCATGCTCCGCAAAATAATCCAGCCACCGGTACTTATCCGTATTGGAAGCAAGGATATCTTCAATCTCACCCTTCATCTGCCGCACCGCTTCCTCCGCCAGATCTCGTCTCTGCGTATAAGCCTCATGCAGCTCCCTATAATCCTCCTTAGAGACAATCCCGTCCTTCATATCCTCATAAAGCATGTTCCGCAGCTCCCGACACCGCAGAACCTCCGCCTCCTTCTGCTCAATCCGCCTCTCCAATTCCCGGATATCCAGCTCCTGGAACGGGATCTCAGACACCTTCTCCATCGCCCGCTTCAAATCCAGCACATTGGCAACCTGCACCTTCAAGACCTCCAGGACCGCCTCTTCCAGCCTCTCCACCCCGATCCTGTGGCTCGCACACTCCTTCGTCTCCTTATTCCTCGAACACACATAATACCGGTACTTCCGCTTCCCGGAACACACATTCTTCCGCACCATGGCCGCCCCGCAGTCCGCACACACCACCATGCCCGCCAGAGGGTACACCTCCGACTGCTCCGGGGACATCCTCGTATCCATCCCCAGGAGCCTCTGCACAATAGCAAAATCCCGGTCCGAAACCACAGCCTCATGGTTCTTCTCAATCCTCACCCAGTCCTTCTCCGGCTTCACAAAGGACTTCTTCACCTTATGGTTCGGCGTCGTCTGCCTGCCCTGCACCAGATTCCCAACATAACACTCATTTTCCAATATCCGCCGCACCGTCACCGAACTCCACAGCGCCCGCTCCCCAGTCTTAAAGCCGGTCTGATAATTGCTCCCGGACGCGCTCTTATACTCCATAGGAGACAGCACCCCCATATCATTCAGCCTGCCCGCAATGGCATCCTGGCTCATGCCGTGCAGCTTCATACGGAAAATATCCCTCACCACGCCTGCGGCCACCGGGTCAATGACAAGCCGGTTCCGGCATCCCTCGTCCTTCTGATACCCATAAGGCGCAAAAGAACCGATAAACTCCCCGTTCTTCCGCTTCACCTCCAGGTGGCTCCGGATCTTCACCGAAATATCCCGGCAGTAAGCGTCATTTATCAAATTTTTAAACGGAATGATAATCTCATCTGACTGGTCTTTCCCCTCCAGGCTGTCGTACCCGTCATTCACCGCAATAAAGCGCACCCCAAGAGCCGGGAACAGCCGCTCAATGTACCTGCCCGAATCAATATACTCCCGCCCGAACCTGGACAGATCCTTGACAACCACGCAGTCCACAACGCCCTTCTTGATATCCTCCAGCATCAGCTTGAAAGAAGGCCGCTCAAAACTGGAACCGCTGTACCCGTCGTCCACCCGTTCCGAAACCACCACAATATCCTCTTTGTCCTTCAGGAAATCTCTGATTAACTCTTTCTGATTAGAAATGCTGTTGCTCTCCGCCTTAGACGCGCCCGCAACATCGCCATCCTCCTTCGACAACCGGACATAGATGGCGGCACGATAGATCTTCTTGAATTGTTTGTTCTTCATGTGCTCCTGCTCCTTTCTAATTTGCCAGAATCACCTGCAAAATCAAAAAGGCGGATGCACTAACTTGTCCCTAAGACAATC